GCTAAGTGCCGCAAAAAGAATAGATAAATGAAGTTACCTAAAAATGGAGTAGCTAAGGAGATCAGGCATTATGTTGGTTCCTTATTTATATTTTTACTTATAATGTCGATTATCTTTATACTGATGAAGTATCCAGTATTAGACACTAATAAGGAAGTAGTAATGATGCTTATCGGTACAATATCAGCATCGATAGGTTTAGTTGTGTCTACGATCACTGGAAGTAAACCAGACGACATAAACAATTTAAAAGCGGATCTCGAAAAGAAGAACCATCAGATAGAACAACTCATTACAGCTAAGGACAACTTAGAACACATGATTATCGATCTACAGAAAACTATTCTAGAGAATCAAGATAATGTAATGGATAAGATTATTCTTAAAGCAGCATTGGACTTTGATGACAGAGAAGCAGCTTATAAGGAATTAAAGAATAAATAAAATGGCATTAACAAAAGTAACATCGGATGTAGTGGATTCTACTATCATCAAGTACGTAACGCTTACACAAGCGGCATATGATGCGCTAGGAAGTTATGATGCATCAACAATATACTTAACAACAGAATAATATGGGAATTTATTTAGGAGCAACCGAATTAGGTGGTGGGGCAAGCACCCCTGTTGGTGGATTAGCTTATTTTATACCACCCGCCGGGACTACCTTCACCTCTGGACAAGAAGTTTACACCAACGCAAGTGATAACACAGTATGGCTTCTATCTGGAGCACAGATTTCCTCCGCTGGTGCTGGGGCTTTAGATGCTTCGCAATATGCTGATTCCCAAGTTACGCTTTTCTCAGATTCTCAGTCTAGCTTTACACCTAGTTCAAATACTAAAGCCGGGAGAGGCGGTTCTAATTTTGATGGCAGAAATGTTATCGTGTTCGGGTATAGTGGAGTAAATAGCAGTACAGATTGCTGGTTTTCTTTGTTTGCGCCAGACGGTACAGTAATAACAAGTACGACCGGAATTAGTGACTCTATACTAGATTTTAGTGCTTCATTATTTTATAACAGCACGCATACATTTATCTCTAATAGATGGATTTCAAACACTGCGACTATTTCATTAGGAATTCCATCAATTAAATATGTTCAAACATCAACACTTACAGGGTTATCAGCGTACCAAGCATCTGCATCACTTAATTGGACTGCACCAACTGGATTCGGAGCAAATTTTATAGCGTGTGTTACAAATGCTGGAACATCCAACGAGAAACACTGGTGGTCTACTATGGGAGGAACTTCAGTGACCGAGCACACATTCAATTCTTCTGCCACTAACGGAACTACAGCTTGGACTACAACCGGTAACACCATTACCATAGGTGCGGGATTAAGTATAGGCAAGATTCAGGGTGACGGAAATGCCCTTTATATTCACGAAGGAACTAATGTTCATAAATACAATGCTACAACTAGAGAGTTAATAAAAAAGTTTGCTGGTTTTCCAGCGGTTTTGGGTACCACTGTTGCTGAATCTGGATTAGTACTTATACCAGCGTCATCATCAGATTCTGGCTCATTAGAATATTGGTTTCAAACAGGTTCTGCAAATAGTAATATGACTCACAACCTATACATTGAGGCGGATACTTTAACAGCCCCACATAGTGGAACACCAGGGAATAGAACAGCTATAACATTTAAAGACTTATCACCTGGATCTACTTTTACAGCAACAGAAGCAAGTAGCGGTAGGGTTGAAAATGATCAAAATATTTATTTATGGATGAGAATAGCATAGTATGGCATGGATTAAAGAACTAGATGGAGAGATTCAAGGAATCTACACATCAAAAGAAAACGCTATTGCAGACGCTATAGCTCAAGGAACTGAAAAAGAACTTACAAGTAGCGAGCTAGGAATAAAGCAAAAGGCTTGGAGAAACCAAAAACTTAAAGATACAGATTGGATAGTTCCCGTGACTGATCATCCAGAAAGAGCTAGCCACCTAATATATAGAACTAAATTAAGGGATTGGCCGTCAACTGATGACTTTCCCGAAACAAGACCTACATTATAATGGCAGTACGCAAAACTAAAAAAGGAGCAAATCTTAAACGGTGGTTTAAAGAAAAGTGGACCGACGAAAAAGGTAATCCTTGCGGTTCTGCTAAGAATAAGAAGACAAAGAAGTGCAGACCCTCGGTTAGAATATCAAAGTCTACACCTGTAGCATGGAACGAAATGAGTTCTTCTCAAAAGCGAAAAGCTGTATCAGAGAAGAAACGC